CCTATGACTCAGAGGCTGATACTCTTGAATGGACTTGGACAGTAATGGTAGAGTGCGATACTAATTTCTTGATGAGAAATTACATAGCTGATGGTGATGGTAATGTCCTTGATGGGCAATTCAGCACATCCTACCAGAGCTGTGAGTGCGAGCCTTTTAATCCTAATCTCTATGACCTATACTCACTTAGCAATATCATCAACATTGATGCCTCTGATTGCTTCAGCACACTGCTAGAGTACTGGTCAGACAGCACTAGCATAGCAGAGGGCTTTGAATATACCGGAGGCTGGAAGCAAAAGGTAAGGCTAGGCATCAATGGAGGAGGGGCTAAGCCTGTGATAGAGGAGAGTCTCTACAGGCAATCTAACGGAGTGCATAGAAGGCCACAATCAAAGCAGGATTTATCCGTAGATTTGCATACTGATTTCCTTGATGAGGCCACTCAGCTAGCTCTTGTCGATGCCACCCGACATAGCAATCTGATCTGGGAAGGGAAGTCAATTTTTGTGAAGGGTGATATTGAGGTAGCCACCACTCAAGACTACACTACACAAAGCTCTTTTGAGACTTTATCTCAAGTAAAGTTTCAGGCACTAGTTCAAGGCTTTCAGCCTAAAAACTCAAGTTGTTTAAACTGCTAATAAAATGTCAATATTTTCACTGACCTGCCCTGATGTAGGTTGTTATCAGAACTTTCTCTGTGACCCAGAGTTCCAAAATAAAATCGTGGCGGTGGCTTATGTTCGCAAGTCTGCTGCCCTAACTGCTAATGAGAAGTCAACTGCTGACCTCTGGATAGCTGCTCTCTATGACCGTTACCTTGATGGTGAGGCTTACCTTGTTTTCAACACATCCGGTGAAAAGCCAAAGCCTGAGACAGCTACTACTGCTGGTCGGGGTATGCAGAACACTAAAGCTCTTGCCAAGACTCACACCCTGACCTATCAGGACATGCAAGGAGTAGTTCAGAGCAATGTTCAGTTCTATAATGATATTCTAGCTACTGCTCAGAACTTTGACTTTTACTACTTCACTCCTGGTCGCATCTGGGATGCTTCCGGTTATTATGTGACTGTCATTGGTGACCCAATTATCACAGCTGACCTGAACACTTACCAGATGGCTGAAGTAACAGTTAACTGGGTGAGCAAGGTCAATCCTCTTCCGTATGAGTTTGATACAGACAGCTTCCTTGAAGGTCTGTACTACATCATCAGCTTTACAGGAGGATCAGGTAGCACCTATGTAGGCAACACTATCACAAGTGCTTGCACAGACCCACAGACTGTGACTTTTTCAGCTGTGCTGAACATTGGAGCTATCTCTGGTGCGCCAGCACAAGTGTGGTCAATTGAGCAGGCTGAAGGCAGTGATGACATCACTGAGATTGGTCTTGTGATTGACACTGAAACTGGTGTGATTACTTGGAATCCAGAAACATTTGTCGGCACTTACATTTTTGTTGTGACCGTTACCAATGAGTATGGCTGTGTATTCGGTCAGGAGACAATTACTCTAGTCGTTAATTGCGGAGAATAAAGTAACATGGAAGAGTTAATCGGGGTACTACTATCAAAGTTGCTAGACCGGAAAATCAGGGAAGGCAGGCACGATTACATTGAGGAGGCTAGAGAAAAGGCTGAAGAGCTGGAGTATCACTTTGAAAATGAGTACCCCGAAAAGCTCTTGATTACTCAGCATCCGAGTGAAGAGCCTTGGATGAGGGAGTACAGGAGACGCAGATGGCAAGCTCCTACCACTACTGCCACCGGGAGGGTTTATACCTTTCTCCAGAAGATTCAGCAGGCTGATGACTTTAAGATTAAGTTCGAGGATGACTTCCAGAAGACAGGCATTGCAGAGCGCATAGGGCTTAGCAACAACACTCTGCAGTACTATGTGGAGGATGAGCTACCCAAAACAGGAAGCCTTGAGAAATGGCTCTTTAATGTGTTTCTAAAGACCTACCTTAAAGATGCAAATGCCATAGTAATTACTCTGCCAGACTATAATGAATTCATTGAAGACCCGGCAGCTACTACTACTCTGGACTGGTCAAGACCTTACCCTCAGATTGTGGAGTCAGAAGACCTAATCTGGGAAGGGGAGGACTATGTGATCATCAAGACAGAGGATTACAAGGACATGAACCGAAGGAAGTGGGATCAATTCCTCTGCATAACTGTTGAGGGCTTGATGCTGTTCAGGCAGGTCAATGAATATACTTATGACCAGCCATTCCAGGTCTTTATCCTTCCGTATCAGTTCGGCTATCTGCCAGTCTGTAAAGTTGGCAATATTATCTACGAAGAAGAAGATGGTCAATTAGTCTATGACTCAGTCCTTGCTCCATGCTTGCCAGCTTGGAATGAGGTACTATTCAGGACTGATGACCTTAATATACTATGGGCAATGCATGCCCTGCCCCAGAAGTGGGCATTGAAGATGTCTCCCTGTAAGACATGTAATGGCACAGGGATAAGAACTAATCGTAAGGAGGAGAAGGTTAGCTGTAATGATTGCTCTGGCTCTGGAAGGGCTAGCAGCTCACCATTCGGCCTGATGGAGATAAATATAGACAGGTCAAGTGCCATCAATCCTAATCCACAGATACCACCAGTACCTCCGGCTGGATACATTGAGAGGCCAACTGAGACTGTCAGACTATTCCAAGAGGACATTGTGCAGAAGGAGTTTCAAGGCTTTAAGGCAATAGGTCTGGAGCTGCTTGGGCAGATACCAGCTGCTCAATCGGGCATAGCCAAGGAATATGACCGTAAGGAGCTTAATACCTTCTGCTTCTCTGTGACTGTTCACCTTGCTCAAGTCTATCGCAAGGTCTGCTTCTACATCATGTACCAGAGGTACAATAGCCTATTCAGTAGCAGCCTGATGGACAGTGATAAGATACAGGCAGCCCTGCCTCAGATTACTGTGCCTACTGATTATGACATCATGACCACAGAGATGGTAGGTGAGCAACTTAATAAGGCAATATCGGGCAACTTCAACCCTCTGATTATTGCAGGCATTGAGATGGACTATGTTGAGAAGCTCTATGGAGACAACTCAATGAAGAAGACATACCTCAAGCTACTTAGTAGCCTTGACCCATTGCCATTCAAGACAACTGATGAGAAGACTGTGCTGCTGTCCAGCAATGGCTGCACTCAATTGGACTACATATTAAGTGCCAACCTTGCAGCATTTGTCATGCAGAAGCTAGAGGAAAATCCGCAGTGGTATGAGTTATCATTCAGCCAACAGCAGGCTGATGTATATACATTGGCAGCAGAGAAGCAGCTTCAGATTAAGTCAGGATTAGTGCCTTTAATGGATGATGTGGAAGATACATCTACTCCGGCAGAAGAGGCTGATAACCTAGGCAAGCTACCTCTGGCTATTCAGCAGTTATCACTAGCTGCGGAGAGGGCTAATAAGGCAGGCAATGCCAAGCTATTCAAGGTGCTGAATGACAAGATTAACAATCTACTGGCAGAGATAAGCTAATATGGATGAGAGGCAGCTGGAGTTAATCAAGAAGATTCAGCAGATTCAGCTTGCCATTGAGAAGCGCATGGATGATGCGCTGCCTAAGGTCTTTGAGAAGCTATCTAACCAGGTGATTGACCTATCTGGCAATCTCAGCCTAGATGCTAAAGACAGGGCAAAGACATTAAGAGAGATGATCAAGCTCAAGAAGGACATTGCTGACACCATTGTCAACAATAGCCTTTACCAGAATCAGGTAGCAGAAGTCATTGCAGGCTTTGACCAGCTTTCTAAGCTATCTAATGACTACATCAGCATTATTCTGGATGACTTTAAGCCTAAGACTGAGCTTTACAAGGCCATCCTAGAGACTAATATAGCCACCACTAAGGATGCTCTGCTAGGTGCTGGCATTAGGAATAACTTCGGCACAGCTATTCAGGAAGTCCTAAAGGACAACATAGCTGGCATAGGCACAAGGTCTCAGCTAAATGAGACTCTCAGGAAATTCATTGAGGGAACTGACACTGAGAAAGCCTTTTTAAATCGGTACATCAAGCAGACTACCAATGACTCTGTAATGACCTTTAATTCAGAGTACATCCAGACCATTGCTGATGACTTAGGGGTAGAGTACTACCTATATTCTGGCACAATCATATCAGACACAAGAGAGTTCTGCCAAGCCCGGGCAGGCCGTTACTTTACGAAGGCAGAAGTAGAAAAGTGGGCAAGTCTTAAAGGCTGGCAGGGCAGAATGGCTGGCACTAACAGCAACACAATCTTTATCTATAGAGGAGGCTACAACTGCCGACATCAGCTCTGGCCTGTGGCTAAAGAGCAGTATGAGTCAGCTAAAGAGAAGGGCAGAACAGGATTAATGTAGTTACAAAGTAATTACAACCTGTTCCAATTTGTCACACTTTCACCCTACTTTTTCTCCCTATAGGCTAACAGTAGGGAGATAGGCTTAAGATGCCTTTGGTCAATGACATTTCGCATGCCATGACCTAAGTTCTGCTTGACCATTACAGCAGCCATGCTTTGCTTTCTAATGTAGCCCTGAAGTATTACCTCTGCCTGCTCCTCTATTGCCCAGCATAGTATGTAGACATCAGCTTTAAGCTCATCATTCAGATTGAAGACTAGCCTGCCTGTCTTGTACTTGGTAGTCTTGACATCAACGTTATACTCATCCATCATTAGGTCTGTGCCTCCATCTCCTTCAAGGCCACAGCTCATGTCCATTGGAATCTTTAATGCTTTGCTGACTGCATACTCACCCATCACTCCAATTAAGTCTCTTCTTTCATTGGAATTGCCCCAAATAAAATCTCTTCTATTTGGTTTAGCCTGATCCTTTAGAAAGTGCCTGCCCTTGGCAAGTACCCGGAGCAACTCCATCTCTCTTTCTGTAAATGTTATCTTCAAGGCGCATAATGGATTACAAAAGTAAGTGATAAATTAGGATATTTACGCTATGAAAAAGGCAAGTAAAGAGTCATCGGTTAAGATTAACTTCGGCAAGCGAAGAGAGGGCAAGCACCGAAAGGCAAGAAGGCCAAAGGAAGGCAGGGTAAAAAAGTACAGAGGACAAGGAAGATAATGGCAGACAAAAAGTTTAAGACCAAGGTTGGCGGTAAGACTGTCAAGTTTGGAGCGAAGGGCTACAGCATTGCGCCTGGTACTCCGAAGGGAGACAACTACTGTGCGAGGTCTTCGGGCATTAAGAAATGCAAGAACCCT